GGCGACTATCGAAGCCTTTGGCCTTAAATGGTGTAAACGAACCCCCAACAGCCTATACTTGGCCTACTATATGTAGATATTTACAAACGAAACACGAAACACGAACCGAAAAACCCCAGAAATCAGCCAATTATAAGGAATAGTAATTATTGTTATCGTATCTTATCTCAAAAACCCCCAGAAATTGGCCATTGTTCGTGAATAATGGCTAGGTACTTATGAAATATGAGGAAAAGGGCAGAAAACAGCCATTTATGAGATATTATTTCCAGGGACAGGTTTTTTAGAAGGGTGCTTGTAATCATGTTTCAAATTTTCAGCCACCAGTTTTTCATATGAAAACGATTTTATTAGGGGGTAGCCCTTTTTTTAGTGTAAATGTCTTCAGGAGTCCCTATGGCCCCCGATAATAAAAATTTTGAAAAGTATTCAGATGAAGAACTAAAGCTAATGTTGGCTATTGCTATGCAGGACGATGCAGTAAAAGCAAAAGATAGCTTTATGCATTTTGTTAAAATGGTATGGCCGGATTTTATTGATGGATATCACCACAATATTATGGCGAAAAAATTTGAAGCCATTGCATCTGGCAAATTAAAACGATTAATTGTTAATATGCCCCCAAGACACACTAAATCAGAATTTGCTTCATACCTGTTCCCTGCCTGGTTAATGGGTAAAAAACCAAAAACAAAAATAATCCAAGCAACTCACACAGCGGAGCTCTCCTATCGTTTTGGTAGGAAAATGCGTAACTTAATGAATGATGAGGGATATAAAAAAATTTTTAAAGATGTGCGTTTGCGTGCAGACAGTAAAGCATCTGGCCGTTGGGAAACAAATCATGCTGGGGAATACTTTGGTGCAGGTATTGGTGGTGCTATTACAGGTCGTGGTGCGGATTTATTAATTATTGATGATCCTCATTCGGAACAAAGTATTAGTGAAACTAATTTTGATAATGCCTTTGATTGGTACATGTCTGGTCCTAGACAAAGATTGCAACCAGGAGGAGCTATTGTTGTCATCATGACACGGTGGTCGGAACGCGATCTAACGGGTCGTTTAATTAAACAACAGGCAGAAACAAAAGCGGATCAGTGGGAGGTTATTGAGTTCCCTGCGTTGCTGCCAAGCGGTAAACCGATTTGGCCTGAATACTGGAAACAAGAAGAATTAGAATCTATTAAGTCTAACTTACCTGTTATGTCGTGGGAGGCGCAATACCAACAGCAGCCAACATCTCAAGAAGGAGCCATTATTAAAAGAGAGTGGTGGAAGAAGTGGGATAAAGAAGATATGCCTCAGCTTGTTCATATTATTCAAAGTTATGATACAGCCTTCAGTAAAAAAGAAAAAGCCGATTTCAGTGCTATTAGCACCTGGGGAATTTTTAAATCGGGATTTAATGAGGATAATATTATTCTTCTTGACTGTATTAAAGAGCGGTGGGAATTTCCTGAACTTAAACGAGAAGCTTTAAAACAATATGAGTACTGGGAACCTGAGACAATTATTGTGGAAGCAAAGGCAAGCGGAATGCCCCTCATACAAGAGCTGCGTCAAGTAGGAATCCCTGTTGTTAGTTATTCTCCCTCAAGAGGTAATGATAAACTTACAAGAGTAAATGCCGTGTCTCCTATTTTTGAATCAGGGCAAGTATGGGCTCCTGAAGGAAAAAAATTTGCAGAAGAAATGATTGAAGAATGTGCAGCATTCCCTTATGGTGAGCATGATGATTTAGTGGATAGTATGACACAAGCATTAATGCGTTACCGTCAAGGTAATTTTATTGTATTAAGAGATGATTATGAAGACCCTGTTAAGGAATATGTGCAAACACCAGAGTATTACTAATGGCGGATAAATCTGAATTTAAAAATATGTCCTGGTTTCAAAGAGCAATTGATAAAAGTATGCCAACAACAGAGGCGAATGAAACGGTAAGAACAGGTTCTTTTGATTTGGAGGATGGGACTATCGTTCTTGTTCCCACAATTAGAATGGTTAATGGTAAGTTAGTAAAGGTAGAGAAACCTGTTCAAGATGCCATTGATAATGGAGATTTTTTAACAGGATTTAAAGATCACGAGGAAGCGACAAAGTTTTCTAAAATGATTAGTAGTTTAATTGGAATGAAAAGAAATGAAAACAAAGCCCTTACTAATGACTAGATTTGTCACAATGAATAAGGTATAAAAAATTATGGTTGAAAATAATATAGAGGAAAAGATCCAATCCGTTGTTGGTGAAACAATTGAGGACGCAATTAAAAACGAGGAACCCGTTGAAATAGAAATTGTCACAGAAGAGACAGTTGTTGATGATGAACCTATAGAGAAAGATTTTTATAGTAATTTATCGGAAGACATGGATGATGGTGATTTAGGGCATATCTCTAATACATTAATGGGAGACTATGAAAACGACCGGGCGTCACGCGAAGAGTGGTCCCATACCTATACACAAGGATTAGATTTATTAGGAGTTAAGTTTCAGGAACGAACAAGACCGTTTCGTGGTGCGAGCTCCGTGACACATCCTCTTCTAGCGGAAGCCGTTACACAATTTAGTTCAACAGCCTTTAAAGAAATGATGCCATCAAGTGGTCCTGTGAGAACACGTGTCATAGGAAAAGAATCAGTAGAAGTGTACCAACAAGCACAACGTGTAAAAGAATATATGAATTATCAAATCACGCAAGTGATGGAAGAGTACACACCTGAACTAGATCAGATGTTATTTTATTTGCCCCTCAGTGGATCCACATTTAAAAAAGTGTATTACGATGCACAACTAGGAAGAGCGGTATCAAAATTTGTCCCCGCCGAAGATCTCGTTGTTCCTTACACAGCAACTGATTTAAACTCATGTGAACGCGTCACACATGTGGTGAGATTATCAGAAAATGATGTACGAAAAAAACAAGTGGCAGGATTTTATAGGGATATTGATATTCAACCCTCTCCTCCAAGCACACCCACCTATAGTACAGGAAACATTAAAAGCGCCATTAATAATTTAGAGGGTGTTCAAGCAACAGGAGAATCAGACACGGTATCGATTTTAGAGTTTCATGTAAATTTAGATTTAGTAGGATATGAAGATCAACGAGACGGAGAAGAAACAGGAATTAAGCTCCCTTACATTGTCACTTTAGATGAATCATCAGGTAAAATTTTAGCTATTCGTCGTAACTACGAGGAAGGGGATCCCTTATTCAAAAAGAAACAATATTTTGTTCATTATAAGTTTTTACCGGGATTAGGGTTTTATGGTTTTGGTTTAATACATTTAATTGGAGGCTTATCGCGTACCGCGACACAAGCTCTTCGTCAATTAATTGATGCTGGAACTTTAGCGAACCTTCCCGCAGGTTTCAAGACACGCGGTCTACGGATCGCTGATAATGATACTCCTTTACAGCCAGGAGAATTTAGGGATGTTGATGCACCGTCGGGCGCTATCCGTGAAGGATTAATGCCTCTTCCCTACAAGGAACCTTCACAAACTTTATTTGGTTTACTGGGTTTTGTTGTAGAAGCAGGACAACGTTTTGCACAAATCGCTGACATGCAAGTGGGTGATGGAAATCAAGGAGCACCCGTTGGAACGACAATTGCCTTATTAGAGCGTGGTTCACGTATCATGAGTAGCATTCACAAAAGAATGTATTATGCAATGCAAACAGAATTTAAATTATTAGCTAATGTTATTCAGACATATCTTCCTGATGAGTATCCTTACGCGGTTGTTGGAGGAGATAGATCCATTAAGCAAACAGATTTCGATGAACGCGTCGATATTATTCCTGTCGCTGATCCGAACATATTCTCCATGGCACAACGCATTCAGTTAGCACAGACTCAGCTTCAGATGGCAACGAGTGCGCCTCAATTACACAATGTGAAAGAAGCTTATATTCGCATGTACGAGGCTTTGGGCGTTTCGGATATCGATAAGATTATGAAACTCGAGAAACCCGAACCAATGAGCCCATCCATGGAGAACCGTAAATTAATAGAAGAAGATAAGATTGAAGCATATGATGGACAAAACCATGATGCCCATATTCAAGCACATTTAGTTTTAGGCCTATCTCCTATTGTCCAATTAATGCCTCAAATAGGGGTAGAAATTAATAAGCATATTTTACAGCATATTACTTTAAAAGCAAAAGAAGCGGTAGCCCAACAAATAGAGCAAGCCGAACAACAAATGGGTGAAACAGCAGAAGGTGGAAAATTAGAAGATATGACTCAATCACAAATAGCTGTACTGGAAGCACAATTTTTACAAGAAGTTCAACAAATGCAATCACAGATGAGTGGCGAAGGTCAACCGGATCCTGTGGTTCAATTAAAACAACAAGAGCTACAACAGCGCGCAATGAAAGACCAAGCACAATTAAAGTATGATCAACAACGATTAGGTTTTGAGCAACAAAAATTACAACAAAAAGATGAGATTGATAATGCAAGAATTGATTCTCAAGAAGACATTGCTCAACTAAGAGCCAATGTAAATCTTAAAAAATTAAATTCAAGTGGTAAAGGACCAGGGTTTCAGTATATTAAAAATGGTGGGTGAAATAAATAAAACGGTTGAACAAGAAGTTTTTGATAGTTATTTAGAATTACTGGATCATTTTATTAAAGACTTAATAGCAAAAAAAGTAGTAATTTCTGGGAAAAATAAAACGGAAGTTTTGTCTTTAATTATGGCGGAAGCACTAATGGTAAAGGTAAAAGATATTTTTATTTCAACAAAATTTTTAGAGGATCAGGCTTTACTATTTATGGAACATGCTTTACAAGAATTAGATAACACTAAACCAACAATACATTAGGAGATAACATGGCATTAAATAACCCCAAACCAAAATACATTAATGGTTCTAAATATGCGAATGCAAAGATGACTGTTAGTAATGACATGAATCCTTATGCAGGAAAATTTGCAAATGAACAAAAAATTGTTGATGTATATACCGCTAGTGCGGAAGGACCAAAGGTTACCCAAAACTTAGGATCAGGACCAAAAGGACAACGAAGTAAAGTACAAATTAAAAAGGTTCCTTTTAAAGGTTTATTTTAATTACAAATTAAGGTAGACTATTTTTTTTAAAGGAGGTTTTATGAAACTTTTAAAAGATATATGGGCTCACTTAAAAGAGTGGAGCGAATGGGGCATGAAAGACTGGATTAAAGCTGGGATTGTTGCCATCATCGTTATTATAGTTCTCGGAAAAGTATCGGGAGCTGTATAAATGCTAGGCATCATTCAAGGACTTTTAGGAGGAGGACAAGGTGGTGCACTAAAAACTATTTCTAAAGTGATCGATGACTTGCATACCTCAGATGAGGAAAAGCTAGACAAAAAAATATTGATGCAGCGAATTCAACAAAAACTTGCTGAAAAACAATTAGACGTAAATGCTAAAGAAGCGGGTCATCGATCAATATTTGTTTCGGGCTGGAGGCCTGCAATAGGCTGGATGGGAGCTCTTGCATTAGGGTTTGAATTTATTCTCTCTCCAGGAATTGAATGGTATTCTAAATTTGCAGGATTAAATTTATTGGCTCCTGAAATTCAAACTGGACCTTTACTAGCAATTGTCACTTCAATGCTCGGAGTCGCCAGCCTCAGAAGTTTTGAGAAGGCCAAAGGCTTAACTACATAGTGCCATTTAAATCAGAAAAACAAAAAAAATATTTATTTGCAAATGAGCCCAAAATAGCTAAGAGATGGGCAAAGAATTATAAACACGGTGGTTTTGTTATGATTAAGCCTCGAGGCTTTGGTCGTATGCTACCTAATAAAAGACCAAGAACAAAAATATATACATGACATTAGA